TGAGCCCCGGGGGGTCATCCCCCCCGGACTCCGTTCACTTAAGTGTGGGCTTGCCGAAGCAGGGACTCTTTTCACCGTCTGTAAAAAGACAAATTTTAGTTTGTAAGGACCTTAGTTTTAAGACCGAGGCCGTAATCTCACTGGATAATCGTAGTATATGGATCAACTTAGGATTGAGATGAATATAAAATAAATGAAGTTGGACAGTGTCTCTATATTAATATAGCTGTAGCCAACGGACTTGCTTATATGATTGCCAATTCTTTGCCATAGCAGTATTAAACCTGCACAGATTATTATCAGTATTATCTAGACTTAGTTTGCGGATTCGACACCCGTGTGGCGACGGCTCTAGGTATACGTAAACGCCCATAGTCAGTAATACGGCTATTCCTTTAAGGACATGCACTGTATCAAGAAAGGACCAGTGTCAAGTGTGATATATATCCCAACGACCAAACCCCCACGATACACACCCCAATGTGCAAAATTGTATTACTAGCTGCTTATGCTAATTTTCCCAAATAAGCTATTTTCTACTTATATAAAGTAGATCGTTGTTAGAGAACTAACTAGGATCTTAGTATGTAGATGGGATGATACGGGAACGCTGTATTTCAAAGGCATGTATTTTGGTACATAGTCCGTATTCCTTGAATCTATTTACGCTAATTTCTGAAAAGAGGACCTGTCTCTATAACCAGTAGTACCTACAGTGCCTTACGGGTTACCACTATGAGGACAGAGGGATTTGACCCGCAGTGTGGTAATATTGGGCGTAGTCACGAGAGTCACTTGGCTTCATATCGTGCTTAATTCCGTTAAACGGTCGCCCTCTTAGATATTTAAAACCATATACCATGGACACAACTCAACAACAAAAACTTTTGGAGGGGGAGATGGGAGAGGCAGTAGTAGTGAGGGGTAACGTTAATGTTACTGTAGAAGAAAAGCTTTTAACAAAGCATTATTATACCGACCCGGAAGAGAAAATGGATTATGCAATTCGAGTTTATATGGAACTTACGCGGTTGTATGATATAATTGGACCCGGTCGAAAACAAGGCATATTGATCGAACAACGAGTGCATGGTGTACAATATCCGCGCTTAGCACAAACTTGGAAAGATGAATGTCCAATGCCTAAACCAGCTCTTGAGGAAGTTTATCTCATACCATCAGATATAGTAGCTTCTTTAAAACCATTTATCTCATGTTATTTAGAACATATGCAAACAGACGTTTACTACCATCTGGAAGAAGAAAAAGAATGGGAAGAGATGATTTTACATATATTGACTTTACAACATTTTGTCAACGCATATATAAGAGAAAAATCTATGTTTTTAAGACCTGAAAATTTCGAAGCTTTCCAATTCTTTGCTCGTAATAGAAAAGACATGCAACAAATAAAGAAATTTTTCTCACCACAGATGCCACGGAGAAATCTTAAGAAAACTGTGAAAATTATCAAACGGAACGGGTCATTACCGCAAAGCTCAACTGGAGTAAATGTAGGATTTATTTCGGACGCTATGATGAAAGTGGTAAAAACACATATACAAGAGGAAATGACGCGTATAATAGGACCTATGAAAAATCTATTATCATGGGCTGTATGGGGACAATTAATAGCTCAGTTCCTATCTATTATTTTGCAAGTCGTACATATGACAAAGAACGGCTTTTCAGGCTTTATCTTGACTTCTGTTATATTAGGTCTAGCTAGTCTCAGTATACATATCTTTCAGCTATTTACGTTGGGAGATTTGGGTACTGAGGGTATAACGGATTTCTTCCTTAATACTATATCTAATATGATTAATAACTATTTCAATGATCAAGATATCGACAGTGTTTCCACCTATATAACAGCAGAAGATAGAGTTGCAGAATGGAGAGAGAATGTGTATGGATTTCCTATTGGAAGTACTACATTAAGCGAACTTGGAGAGACAACAGGTTCGCCAGCTTCTCTTTCCAGCTCAAGTCGAGCTAGAGATACTACTAGTATGGCTTCCAGTGACGACTCTAGAAAAGCCACTGATCTTTCAGAAAGAAGCGATCTTGAAACACAGAGTATGTCAACAGATACATGCAGTAATATTTCAACACCAGAAAATATTACTACTAAAGTATTTATGCCTTCAATTATAAATGAATTTGCTAAAGATCGTACACCACAAGAAATTATGGATCAAGGAAGATATGTCTATGATGTAAGTGCAGGGAAAACACCTAGAAATTATAATAATATGTTCGAAAATAACCACATACATTCTTCCTATAGACCAAGCGAAGTACTTCCTCTAAGACCAAACCCAGTAAATATAAATGGAAGCACGAATTTAGAAGAAATGGTGAGGAGGATTAAGACTTCTAAAATCGTAATAGACAATAAAGTCATGATAGAAAAGAAAGGACTTGAAACTGACACAGTTATAAATATAGTAGTTGGCACAGTAGCTCTCGGAGTTTCAGCTTTTGGAACTTTCGGTTCAAAGAGATGTGTTGATTTTATGAAAAATTATAACATTTCAACAACTTTCAAGAACAACTTGAAAAGTAACGTTAAGGAAATACGTGAACTTGTAGAAACTGTAAGCGCTGAATGTTTTAATGTAGTGCTTTCTTCTAGTGCACGTAGTTTAGTGAACGTCGAAGAACTTATTCGTAAAATGGACAATTATATCATGATGCCTATAGTAGAATACCAGAAAGATCTACAACAGTTTTACACATTTAAACAGATGATACTAGAAGCAAATCAATTGCTAGTATTGGGCAGTAAATCTGACCTTAAAGAAATGGTTACAGCTCGTAATCTTTTAACAACGACTCTGTTAAATGCAAAAACTAAGTACCACCGAATCATGGAAGCCCTTGAAGCCAACACTACACGACAAGAGACGCTCCTAGTACATATAGTAGGAGAACCTGGGCATGGAAAAACACATTTTGTCAATAACTGGCTTATTCCAGAATTGAACAGACGTATGCAATGGCCAGATAACTGTTATGCTATAAATTTCGGTTCACAACCGGAATTCTTCCCGATATATAATGGTTCCAACGTGGGGATTTTCGATGAATTTTTAGCTATGAAAGATAAGGATCCTTTGGTTCCCCATATTAACGCAATAGGTTCACAAGGATATTGTAATTTCCCTCATGCCCAACTAGAACATAAAACACAACCATGCAATTTGAAGGTTCTATTTCTTATTTCCAACGTAGCATGGGCACCCCTTGGCGCGACTTTAATGCCGGGAGCAGCCGAAGCTTTCTATTCTCGATTTCATCGGTTCCATATAGAGAACAAAGAGGTAGTACCAGGTATGCTAAGGAAAGATATACCACATAGTCCAGACTTCGCTGAGCTTAAAATCCAATTTTGTCCTAAACCAGCATGTAACAGTCAAGAAGGTAATCTTGAAGATGCTCGTGAAGTTAGTAAAGAAGCAATGCTTGACTCTATAGTAGATCGTATTCATACATTTAGAGATTCCTTTGTACCCAATAGGGTATGTGAAGTGCAAAAGCTTGGAGCTACAGTTGATAATGTAGCCTTTACTATTTTAGGAGAACCCGGGTATGGGAAAAGTGTTCTAGCCAATCGTCTAGGAAACCATTTATCGGGATTACTTAAGATGCCTTTATACAATATTACACATCAAAGTTTTGAAAATCTTGAAGTTACAAGACCCTCAATTATAATAACACATGATAGGGTTACTGATGAAAGAGCTTATTCTAATTTCTATGATAAGCTCCCAAAACCTTCAATACTAATCAATACCTGTAATCTAAACCTTAGTAAACAAAGGTTTTTAAACTCACGTTCTGAAAATAGAGCTTCAGGCATGATAGGCACTATTATAAATAAGTCTAAAAATTACTTACAACAGAAAGTAGTATTGAAAGGTTATAGCCAGATCAATCAAGAACCTGGTTTTATACGACGACTAGGAATTACCGGCAATTTACACCATATGGGACAATGTTCATGGAGAGCAGAAGAAACAGGAGGAGTATTTGTAGCAAATCCTGGATTTCTCTTTAATAAATATGGAAATTCTGAAGTGTTGGATTTTAATGCCATCCTTGAAGAAATATACACTAAATATCTTGGTGTCTATAAATTCGCGGGTGGAATTAAATTTATACAGACTAATCATGTTGAGGAGAAACCAGCAGATATAGTCCTACGATGTGAGAACTTAGCCCAATTGAAAACTGTAGTAAATTCGCCAACTGAAGTAATGCAAGCTTACTATAATGGACTTAAGAATGGTAATGTCTTACCAAGTATTAAAGTTTCAGAAAGGATATATAGTTCATCTTTTAATTTTACACCACAAATGTTTAACATAGGTGAATGTAAAACGGTAGAAGACGTGAAAGAACTGGCACGTCGTTCTTACTCAACTTTAAGACTTGCTAACGCAGAAAGCTCCTGTAGAATAATTGCAGGCACGGACTTTGTCGCACATGCCGAGGATGGTGAAATAGTAGTTTCTACTAATATAACCGACCGAGCAATTTATACTCACCATGAAATAGATCAAGAATTTGTAGTCATTAAGCACGACGACGATGGACAAGCTCATGTCGTAGCTATGTGGCCAATGGAACACGTAATTAATGGCTTGGAGAATGGTTTTAAGGGGGAAGATTATTCACCTGAACAAGTAAGTATCTTTAGATACTGTGTGGATAATTATTCTTTGATATCACAACTACCGGGTTATAAGTTGCGTAAACCACACGTACAAATAAAACAAGTTATGATTAAGAACGAAATGGAAACTAAACTTGATTTCGCTCTAATGTGGAAGAAGTTCGTCGATTCAGTATGGTTTAAAGTCTTAATAGTGATACTTTCCCTATTTGTCGCTTTGGCTTTTGTTACCATGACATACTCCTTATTTTCAAGTAAGAATGTAATTGTCGTAGGAGAAAAAGCTGAAAATTTCCTTCCCAATACTATGCCAGTAATATTGGACGAAGAAGAAGGTACCTACGAAAATCATTTCTTGACGTATAAAATTAACGGCGCTAGCTTAGATGTAACTGTCAGCGGACCACATGCAGAAATGGTTACTGTTGAAGACGTACAAGTTTATATAGAAGATTTTATTCCTTCTACACATAGTAATTTGCACGTAACATCTGTGCGTACGTCTATTATTAAACGTAGCGAATATACCAGAACAAGGAAATATGAGAAAGGTAAGGAAAGGGCTCGTGCTGTTATTAAAGACAATCGTATGATTATCTTGAAGAAAGGCTTGAGCGATATAAGAAAGAAAGTCGAAAATAATGCCGTTTATTGCCAGGCAGGAGCGCGTACTATGTACGGTATAGGTTTGAAGGAAAACATTTTAGTAACTCCAGCACATCTTTGGACATACTCTGATGTTACCGTTAAAACTGGTACTATTACTAGGTGTGTGAAAAGAACTACGTCTGCAGGATATATATATGAGCAAAAAATATATCCTATCGAATTAGTAGCTTACGAACCATTTAAAGATGTGGCTATCGCAAGAGTAACGGACAAGACTTTTGAGAATTTTCCAAGTGTGGTACAATATTTACCACTTCAAAAAGAAATCGACACTTTTAGGACAGCTCTTGTTTCTATTTGTGATGATAAAAACGAATTTTCGCGTAGAAGCTTGCAATCAGGCCCAGTGGAACTTAGAACTTATGCAACCTCCATTGACGATGATACAGCAACTCACTATTCCTTTACATCATGGGAAGGTAGAGTAAAGCTACGTAATGGAGATTGTGGAAGTCCTATGTTCTATAATAATAAAGATCATCCAAGACCATTTATTGGCTTTGCCACCGGAACAACAGTAGGCAACTTTTCTATGGAAGGCACGGTGCTTACTAAAGAACTTATTCAAGAAAATCTTGATAAAATCGAAGCTGGAATGGGCATCGTTAAAAAATCTAAAGAAGAAAAAGGATTAATGGTGCTTGATACAGAAAATCCACATTCATCGGCTAGTAATATAACTGTCTTTATAGATGAAGAATATGCTTCTTGGTTTTCTAAAATTACACCGAGTGAGCGTTCATTGGAGGACACTTTATGGTGTAATGAGAAAAATCCTAATTCAAAACTTGAATATTTAGGATATTGCGAAGCTACCGCAATGATGGAGAGTGATAAGCACCCGTATAAAGAAGCAGAATGGCTAGAACATCCAAAAATAAGAGAAGCCGTAACCGAACTCAATATAACTAATGCACCGAGTATAGTGGGAAGGAACCAGTTAACTACAGAAGAAGTTGAAGCGCTTCCCACTATAGGAGGTAGAAAGTCTCTCATAGCGTCACAAATTGAACAATATAACGACGTGATTGAGTGGAACGATACCTATGCAAAAGAACTTGAGGAAGTTATGGAGATTATACAACCAAAGTATAATGCTTTATACGGAAAATATGAACATCGACCTTTATCTAGACTTGAAGTAATAAATGGTCTTTACATGAATTCACGAGATCCCTTCTTCGAACAACTAGAAGGAATGGACCTAGATACTTCTGCAGGACATTATGCTAAAACATTCTTACATACAACAACTAAAAGATCTTTGTTTTTACCTGTTAAAGATTCTTTTACAAGCATGGCACGAACAGTTTACGACTGGAATTATACAGTTAAAGCTGAAAAGATGCGAGCTCGTGTGGAAAAAACCGAAGATTTGGCAGTAAAAGGAGCTAGGCTCTTCACAGTTGTACAAGATAACCTGAAACGAGAAGTTACTAAAGCAGGAAAAATCCGAGTCTTTCAATCTATGGACTTGTGTGAGATAATGTTAATACGCAAGTATTATGGAACATTAATGGCTGTATTTAAAGCTAACCATCATGAAGGACATTGCCAACTTGGCATAGATCCGCTTGTAGAATTTAATAGTTTATACAAGCGTTTGATAAGGACTTCGGATGTTGGAGAAGCTGGCGATTTTAAAAGGTGGGACAAACATATGATTGCACCACTTATTAGAGGCGCTATGAAACTAATTACCAACATAATTAGATACAGTTATAAAATGGAAAATAATTTTACACGCCGAAAAGTTGCGGATATGTTAGGCACCATGCAACTCTATCAAAATATAGAGGATGTAGTCGGAGACTATATTATACACTCATTTTGCATCGCCGATAAAACCGTCTACAGAAAACATACAGGCAACCCTTCTGGGAATGTATTAACAACAATTATTAATTCTGTCGTTAATGATATTTATCATATTTGGTTCATAGGGTGGGCAGTAGATCAGCTCGCTATTGATGTAAAAGAAATGGATGCTGCAACTTTTGAAGGCAAATATAATAAGAGCCTCACAGCAGTCAAAAAACAAATATTGCAATGGCCAGATAGGAGAAGTCTTATCGAAAGAATTAATAAAAATACGGATTATATCACCTTAGGAGATGACTATCTGCAAGTAATAGACAAGAGCTGGACTTTTCTCGTTAACTTCCAACAGCGGAAAAAATTTTTCATGGAAAAATTTAATATTGTCTATGATACACCAAATAAAGATGGCGGGGTGTACAATATCTTGCCTTTAAAACAACTAAGTTTTCTTTCGAGAACTTTTGACATGGACGAAAATACGGGCGTAGTAGTACCACGCCTGAAAATTTCATCAATACATTCTGTATTGAAATGGACGCAAAATAATATACCCGACATTGCAATGCAGAGCCTTCAGGATATGCTCATAGAATCAGCTGCCTATGGAGAGGAATTTTACGACCAATATGTCTCTATTCTTATGATGATAGATCGATTCTACGTTCAACGTAGAGGAAAAGGATTGACGTTCACAATTAGTGAATATGCACGTCAAAGGTCAGTCCTAATCGATACGATTCGATATAGACGACAATTTGTAAATTCTTATCCCGAGAATTTACAAGAGGCAATTTCTGGAAAATCTTCTGAAGGGATAACAGTCATACCTTCAAATCAGATTTCTGCGCTTAAAACAATAAGAGAAGAAATACAGATCGATAAAAAGCACGCTACAATAGCAACAATGGCTACTGGTACAGATAATGTTAGTCTTATCACTAACTCCCGTTCGGGGGAAGGTGAAGATCTACAGGTAATGGAGAAAGGTATAGGTCACATTAATCCAGGAAATGTGAACCAGCAGCTATATACATATGACCTAAAACAACAAGCCCACAATAAATTTTGGGTACGGAATGTAATAATTCCAGTTAATCAGGAATCGGGAGTTACTCTTGCAGTAATACCTTATGGAGATCAAACATGGATGTCAACGCCAATGAAACGCTGGGCTAGTCAACATTCTCTGATGAAAGCCACTATTAGATATGAATTTCATTTCATAACCGCATCTACTATTGTAAATAACTTAATAGTAGGTATGGCAGAAGAGTTGAGAGCACCAGCTAACTACAGTTTCGAACAACTCCAACTTTTACAATGGGAAACAACCAATGCCAATAGCGATAGAAGAGCAATTTATCTTAATTTTGCTACGCCGCTAAATAATATGTCAGGAACAACGGGCGTGGGTCCTCTAGTCACGGGTGTAGATCCTAATGTACAACCTCTTGTTGGCCATAAGGTACCAACATTGGTGATTAAAGCATTGACAGGTGTACAAAATTCTTTTGCAAATGACAATGTTTCTATCAATGTTGTAGTTTATGCCAATTTTGTACAGAATGGTAATTCAAATGATTTTTATTACCGTTTGAAGGATCTGGATGCAGCTACTTCAGTATCTATGACAGGCGGAGAACTTACAAGAATAACATCATATACTGGAATGCCAATGAGTGAGTTACTTAGATTACCTCCCAAACATCCATTAAATATTACATGTGACGGTAACGTTACATCTACCTTTCCAACTGAATATCTTGTATCGGGATTCCAAGTTCCAGATGCAACAAAAGTAAGCACTTTGCATATTAATAGGTATAATGCCGAAAAGGAGAATGTAAATAGTCCTTTGGTTATAACGAGGGGACCTATGGCGTATAGATCAGGTAGCAATATGGTCTTCCATACAAAGAGAAAATATGACCAGATAATGATATCGACAGAAGTAACGCCGCAACCAGCCTATTCCGAAGGAGCTTTAGGATTTTGGATGTTGTATGACCCGAGAGACAGGAACTTAAAACAAAACGTGTTCTTAAATGAGAAACTTGGTTTAGTTGCCTCAGATTTGGAAGTTTATAAAAATCTACCACGAGAAAGATTTGCACAAATAGCACAAAGACTATCAGCGTGGATTGGTATGACTCCCGGGTCATATTTTACGCATGTAGTTTTTGTTAATGGCATAGATGTCCTAAGACAGATGAATCCTACTAGTGCAATAGAACCAGATGATAACACCAGTTTTTTGACTTATACAACACAGATGCAAGAAGAATTTGAGTTACAGCTGGACTCTATGAATATGAATTACCTAGTATACCAGCCAGTTACGCAACCAGAAATAGAAAAGGCATACTATAGGAATACTGCAGATGTTAACTTTGTTAATTATGGAACAACAATTCAGAGTACCCTGGGAGTGACAAATCAGTCTTGGGAAGAAGTAGGTACATTTCCTTGGAAGAACTTCGGCACTAGCAATTTGACTATCTATCAAGTCAGTATAGGAGAAACTACGGGTGTCTACTATATGGTCAACTTTTATTTTAGTGATGACCATTTTAGTACGGACTATATCATCAGTCCAGTAACTACAAACACTTCTATTAATACATATTCAGAACTAGATGAACCACCAGGACCATTTGTTGCCAATACTATCTCAGGCATTTTCGACTATAAAATCGCAGAAATACCATCAACGTCATTGATGAGGCTTAGTTCAGCATCGGTACAAGGAAATACAATGTTAAATCCTAATATGTCAGTCGTAGAATTCGGCAATACAATAGTGCCAACTCTAACAGAAACTATTACACAGAGTGGCATACGTACGGTGCTGAGAGAACCATTGTTCGCAGAAACATGGAAAAATACTATGCGAGCCATTGGTTATGACGCTACTGGATACAACGTACGTTTTCAATTGACAAATTCTATGAATATACTACCTATTGCCACAATCATGTACGATGGAATTACTGATAGTTTCATGCTTACCAATAATCCTCGTACCTCTGTTGATAATTATAGTGTATACCCAAGGGTGAATGCTGAAGAAGTTACAATCAATAATCTTCAAATTGTGCCTAAGGGAGTACCAATAACTATTAACACAGACACAACTGGTTGGATAACGCGAACTGTAACATCAACAAATTCGGATCTTGTTTTCAATGGAATAAAACTTGCAAATCCTGACCAAGCTCAAACCCTCAAGACAAAGGTTACTATAGCCAAGAAAGGAGCAGCAACATCACTTCTTTCTATTGCGGGTGGAGCAGCATCAGGAATAGGTCAGAGCTTAACTCAAATTTATCAACAGTCACAACAATATAAGCAGATGGATAAAATGCAACAGGCATCTCTTGATGCTCAAATGGCACAACTTATGTTACAGTTGGACAGTGCAAAAGATTTACAGGAAGCGTCACAAGCATATCAGTCGATACAAGCAGCGTTGGATAGGGAGCATATCTCTATGGAAAGTGAACTCGACAGAGCAGCTAAGGAACAAAATATAATAACCCAAGGAAATGTTGACCTGGAGAAGATGCACGAACAAGATAGACTTAAAAATGGCTATACAGGTATAGCCCAACACCAACGCAACAATAATAACGGGGTGGGGTATAATGATATGAAGAATTTCATATACTCTAGTACATATACCCCCAATACATCACAGGAAGCAGCAGAAGCAACACCAAACATTGCCAATAATGTAGACAAACCGAACTGGAGTAATGCCGTCTATAAAGATCCGGCTACCCGGTCATTATCAGGTTTTACTTCTTCTGATGATAGCCGTACAACTACCGGAATGTTAGATGATGCAGCTGTTAACACGAATGTGAACAAACCCGTACTAAAATTGGGAGATAATGCAAACTACAAACTTTCATCTCCTGGCAGCTTAATGCAGAAAGTAGACACTCCACCATCGTCTTTCTTTCCAATCATTAAGAAAGGTAAGGAATCTTTCTTACCGCACGATGCCGCAACCGTACTAAAAGCAACTATAGACACACTTGTTAGAGACAAACAGCTAATATACTTGACTCAGCCTCATGGTTACCCCGCCGTAATCACAGAGTTTCCCAATGAGGAACTGTTTTTGTCTGTAGGGTTTGCTATGTTAGGACAACCGCGTTCCAAAATTCAAGCGGAAACCCAAATCATAGCAAACTTTGCAAACAAAGTACTATCGACCTATCAAGTGGGTCTTTCTAAGATAACCACTGCCGAGATTTATCTCGATAATGAATGGAAGACGATTTACCAACTCCGTCTTTTTCTTAGAAGAACAACAAATATGAACTAAACCGATTTTGACAACCTATTACGACAATATAACTACTTTAGTTTTAGGCAAAATATACTTAAAGGAAATATATTATAACCGCATATATAACCAGTTTAGTTTAAGGAAAACATATTTAGAGGAAAATATACTAACCAAACATATTTAATCACAAATATAATCAC